CGTAGAAGTGCTGCGTTCCAATGCCGGTTATTACATTGGATATTATTGTAAGGAATGTGGTCCTTGGGACAGGCTGAGTAAGGGTTACTTCGCTACTGAAGAGGAAGCGAAGAGACAACTCGACTGGTATCGATATGCTCCAACCATCCGTGTTGTGGGGCAGGCCCCTTAATGAGTAAACTCAGACATGGGTGGGAGTATATTACTCAAACACATCGTCTACATTCTGGTGGACGATTCACTGAGGTATTAGTGCATGATGTTGTAGCATCTGAACCCATAGCTCTGTTCTATGGGGCGAATGCCAAGCTGAATGCAAAAAAGTTTATCTCTTACAAAAAACAAAAGGAAGAACGATATGTTAGACCGTACATTCAAAACAAAATGGATTGATGCACTACGTAATGGACCTTATCACCAAGTGGAGTCAATGCTAGGTGATAATAAAGATGGGCGCTGCTGTCTCGGAGTAGCGTGTGAGTTGATGCCTAATGTAACTGGTTACGAAGTGCTGCCAGAGGATTGTCCCGCATCGGACTCACATCCAGATGAGACAGAACACCTGCGGGAGCTGGATGCTCCTCGTAAGTATCTTAGCTACGTTTATAAGAAGGATGAGCACGCTGAGACACAAGAACTAATGCTGACTCCCCTCATGATGGCGGATATAGGAGTGTCATCTGAGGATGCCCACACGTTGGCTCGCATGAATGATTGTGGTCATTCATTCAGGGATATAGCCAAGTGGATATATACAAATCTGTAGGCTGTTGACATTCCTTACACACAGGAGTAGGATGCAGTATGCATAAATCTCTTAAAGATATTCTCACCCGCAAGGTGAGGAAGACCCGTGACCCTAACTGGGAATACAGAAGGGCATTGGGCAAACGTGTGGTGCCTACTAAGAAAGGCACTGGTTCCTACAATCGTAGTCAATTCAAGAAAGGAACTGAAGATGAAGCATGACTACAAAAAGAAATCAGATATTCCTCCTGAAGTGGTGGAAGACCTGAAAGAAATGGGTGACTGGGGTAAACCTCTTGAGGAAATCCTAGACATCCTGAATGAGCATGTCCGATACTTGGATGAGCTTGATGCTGCTCATGAAGAGCAACAGAAAATGGTAGGTAGATATCAGGAAGATATCACGCCTGAGTTAATGGATAAGCACAACCTAGAACTGTATCAAACAGAGAAGGAGGAGGAAGCGGATGGGTTCAAATACTGTAGACACTAGACCCAATCGTAAATCCCCTGCTGAGATATACCTCGCTACTCTTGAAGACCAGCGGGATAGGTTGAAGAAGATGTACAACGCCATAGAAGTAGGCGCGTACACTGGTAACAAAAATAATGTTGTTGCTAGAATTAAAGAACTTGACAAAAAAATAGCAAAGGAACAAGGTAATGAATAATCAACTATTCGACCATGATAAACTTAACTTCAAGGTAGAGAAGTTCCCACTTCACGCATGGGATGCGGATGAGTATATGTCCACTGGTACTTGGAGTAGTGGACTTTCAGCAGTCTCACCTGAAGTAGGGTTGGGACTTCGACGTACAGATAACAAACAAGTACTATCTATCGTGTCGGAGGAGAGACCTGACCATCAGTACTTACCAATGGTGGAGGGCATGGAGCAGGGTCTTCGGGACTCTGGCATAGACCTGACTGATGTAATTACTACAACAAATGTGTATGATAATGGCGCTCAAATTCAATTGACTGCCAAGTTTCCTGCACAGGCTATGGATATTGGTAATGGAGACACAGTAATACCACAACTTATTGTGCGCGATTCTCATAATGGGAAATGGGCATTGAATGGGATGATGGGAAATTTCCGCGATGCCTGTTGGAACACCCTCGTAGTAGGGGATAAGCTCGTGTACATATACATGAAGCATACCAAGAATTTAGATGTCCAAGCCTTCACTCACAAGCTGAAGAATGCAGCAACGTATATAGGTGGAGAAGGTAAAGAGATGATGCAAACTTGGTATCGTAGCCCTGTAACCAGAGAGCAAGCCATTAACCTGTTCACTAAAACATTGGCTCAACGTACTGATAATGTTAGCAGAAAGAAGGTAGCTAACAAGGTAATGCTCTCCAACCTCATGAAGATATTTGATGAGGAGAACCGTCACATACACGGCAGTGCTCTCTATGAGAAGTATGCAACGAGAAACGAGGGTAGTATGTGGACGGCATATAATGCAGCCACTCACTGGTCTTCACACGCATCTGAGAATGCTCGTAAGGGCAGCAAACCACAGAACGTGTGTGTTACCCGTGAAGAACAGGTACGTAAGATGCTGAACTCAACTGAGTGGGCATCGTTGGCACTCGCTGCATAAGGAGTGGTGAAGATGAATGGGTTAGTATATAATGAAATCAATCTTGGTTTTGCTACGCTACAAGTGTACACAAGCGAGAAAGGAGTTGAAAGAGCTATAATGAAAAGCTCAACAAAGTTTGCATATGACTTTGAAGTTCCTAAAGAAGAAATATATTCTGAAAAGGTAGGTGAATAAGATGTCTACTAAAAGAGAAAGAGAAATGATGGATGGCATACGCCTGTGGACACATCAGAAGGAGGAAGCGTTACACGAGGCTGTTGTTGTCCTAATTGACGAGATGGACCTAACGTATGAAGAGGTCCGTCAGCTCAGAAGAAAGTGGGAAAGTTTAGTTTCTAATGCAGAAGAAACATCAGATGATACCGAGATGTTTGAAAGGCTGGAAGAACTAACCCATGACTGGGAAGAAAGTATGTACTGGAAACATGGACAGGAGGAGCCAGATGAGGATGAATGCTAACTATATTATCATAGGTTTTGTTATCTTTCTAGCGTTACTCTGTGTAATATAAGGAGAACTAGACATGCAGACAGTGCATGAGACTGTCTTGTCAGGCAAGTTGGAATTGTTTAAGTCTGTCAGTGTGAACACACTTACCAATAAGTTCTGTCATGACAACTACGTGCGTGGTAAGAAGCGCAATGAAGAAGCAGGTGAGGTAGTGGATATCTGCGGGGTATGTTACTCCTATGATATGCTCAAGGGTTTCCGCAAGAATACCGCACCTGCATTGCAGAGGAACAGTGACTTGTTTCCTGTGCGAATACTTGAACAACATGAGTTACCCACCATCCTAGAATTATACTATAGGTTTGATGCTCATGGTGAGCTGATAACAGAAACCGTGGATGGGATAAAGTACCCTAAGTTCAATCACATAGAGAACTATTGCAGGATTGCAGAGCATAATCCGCACTCCATCTTCGCTCTCTGGACAAAGAGAACGGACATCATTGCACCATTCTTTGACCAACGTGAGAAGCCTGCCAATCTTATCCTTATCTACTCTAATAAGAAGGTAGGTACAATTATGAGTAAACCTCCTCGACACTTTGACCGGACATTCAATAATGTTCTTGCACATGAACATGTGGAATTACAAAATTGTACTGGACAGAAGTGCAAGGATTGTTTACTGTGCTACACACCTAACAATGGGGTGGATACAATCGTAGAGAAAGTAAAGAGGTACTAAGAAATGACTAACATGATTGATAAACGAATCAAGGAACTGATTGTAGAAACGTTGAAAGGAGTGATTGATAAACGAATCAAGGAACTGATTGAGGAAGCGTTGGAAGGAGCAACAGTTATTTGTCAGCAACAGGACAACATATATGGAAAGATTGAACTTAGTGAGTGGTGGGATTCAGATGAGGAAGAGCGGAATGATTAAACGCATCCATGTGAATCAGCATAACATAAAACGTAACAGAAAGCATGGGACCAGAGACCCTGTGATTACTGTTAAGACTTATAAATCAAACACTTACGCACACAACGTGCATATCGATGGACCTTGTGATATAATATATTCACCTGACAAACCATTGCCATGCGGAGCACAGGTCTGGATAGAAACCATTGCCGATGTGCAGCTACAAAAGGAATAGGTGGAATGAAAGAAGATATAAATAAATGCAAGGAGCTAATAAAGGAAATAAATATCAGCAAGTACAACCAACAGGAATACGCAGCGATAGTAGATGATATCTTCAGTGCAATTCCTATAGCTGCTTCCTTTGAAACACAGATAGATAATCTTATCTGGAAATTGGAATCAACACAATCTGAAGTAGGAATGTGGAAGGACCGCCTGACTCATGCGGAAGACCTGTTAGAAAAGATAGCAAGGGATAGATTAAATGAGTAATAAAGTAGTAGACCTCACTAAAATTCTTGAGGATAAAAAACAAAAGGTGGATGATGGTCTCGACCTGATAAGAGCACAGGTAATGGAAGCAGGATACAATCCTGAGTATGCTTTCGACCTTCTCTTATACATCAGCGATTTACATACCGCATTTCTGGACACAATGGAAGAGAGGGAAGATGCAAGACCCGTTGACCATCCCGACCTTTTTGAGAACGACAAAAAGAAAGAAGGCATGTACGACCTTGGTTACGAAGAAGAAAGGACGAAGGTCCACAGGCTTGCGCCTAATGAAGAAGAAGAGGAGTATCCCAAAGACCATTGAGTACAAGATACCAACCAAACCAAAGGACCATCCGGTGCATCCTGACCGTGTAGTAGAGTGGATTAAGTATCAGAAAAGTGAGGCAGCGGCCTATGGAAAGATAGCTCGCAGTCGTAAGTCCTCAGCAGAAGAGAAACTTATAGCCACTAGAAAACAATTGGATGCAAAGGCTTACACCAGAGAGATGAACCACTACCTTAGAGCAGGAGATTGGATTTCTGACAGATGGGGTAGAGATGGAGAAAACAAAACGCTATGGAGAAAGGTAGCATCATGAAGAAAGATAGTTTGGTACGTGATAAATATATCACAATGGGACAAGAAACAGAAACAGTAGCTGGCGAAGGCTGGACACATGTTTATGTTAAGCTTGAAAAAGACTTCAAGATTCTTCCACCAGTGGAACAACTAGATGTATTAGTTCAAATAGAAAAAGAATTAATACGAGTACGTACAGACTTGATAGACGAGTTGTTTATCAATTCTAAATACCCAACATAAAGAGAAAGACAATGAGTACAAAAAATCTATGGGAACGAGATAGAAAGACTTGGTTTCGTGCTTTGGTACGTGAGTATCAGCGGGAAGGTTATAGTTCCAAAGAAGCAAAGAGACTAGCTCGTAATGAAACAGACGAAATTATGGCAGATAAAGAAGGATTTGTCAAGGAAATACTGAGGGAGGAGTGGGAGGATAGTTGATATGACAACAGCGTGGAAATTAGTTTGCAAACGGAAAGGAAGAAAACCCTACGTGGTTGAAACCTTTGGTAAAAGAACAGACGCAGAGAAAGAACTTGACATGAGAGGAGGTTTAGTCTATGCTTTGGACAAGTTATCAGCGAAAGACATATACATCATACAAAGAACGAATCATCGATGAGCTACAACGTGTAGCATGGTGGACACTAGTAGGTTTCATAGTGGTTTATTTCTTATACATTCTTAGTTTTACTTTTAATGGAGTGACATGAGTGAACAAGACTGAATCAACATTTGTTAAACATGTACCATGTCCTCACTGTGATTCCTCAGATGGGAACTCGGTGTGGTCAGATGGTCATCAATATTGTTTTGTTTGTGAAACATTTACTGAACCAGAAGGAAGTTATATGGAAGCAGTACAAACTAAATCCCCCATCAAAGGGGTAATAACTAATAGTTTCTCTCAGGGTTTTTATTCTGATATAAGAGATAGAGGATTAAAAGAAGCTACATGTAAAGCTTATGGAGTAAAGGTAGAAAAAGAGAATACCTTTATCTCTAAGCATATTTATCCTTACTATAATTCAGAAGGAAACCATATCTCTAACAAGATAAGAATAACAGCTAACAAAGACTTTAGGGTAGAAGGAAATCTAACTAAGAGTACTTTGTTTGGTCAGAATATCTTCTCTCCTAAAGGTAAGTATATAACCTTATGCGAGGGTGAGTTGGATGCTTTGTCTGTCTTTCAGATGTTCGGCTCGAAATGGCCGTGCGTATCCGTCAAGTCTGCTGCGTCAGCGTTGAGAGACTGCAAAGATAATCTGGAATATCTGGATTCCTTTGAGGCTGTCATCCTTTGTTTTGATAATGACAAGGCAGGCAAGCAGGCTACCACTAAGGTAGCAGAGTTATTTGAACCTCATAAATGCCGTATCGTAAATCTCAAGGATTTCAAAGATGCCAATGAGTATCTGGTAGCAGGCAAGCGTGAGGAATTTATACGATTGTGGTGGGCAGCAGTGCCTTACACCCCCGCTGGGATTATTAATCTTAACAGCTTAGGTGAGACTCTTTATGACGAGAACTACTGTGAGACTGTTCACTTTCCTTGGTTAGGACTGAACGAAAAGCTTTATGGGTTGAGGACCGGGGAGTTGGTTACGTTCACCAGTGGTGCTGGTATGGGAAAGAGTTCTATCATTCGGGAACTTATGCATCATATCATGACTAATTCGGAAGACAACATCGGCGTGTTAGCTTTAGAAGAAAGTGTGAAAAATACTGCCTTCAACATCATGTCGGTAGAAGCGAATGAAAGATTGTACATCAAAGAAATAAGAGATGAGTTCTCTCGTGACCAGCTGCGTGAATGGGAAAAGAAAACTATAGGAACAGGAAGGTTCTTTGCCTTTGACCACTTTGGTTCTGCGTCTAACAATGAGATACTCAATCGCATACGCTACATGGCGAAAGCTTTAGAGTGTAAGTGGATTGTGATAGACCATTTATCAATCCTTGTTTCAGGACAAGAAGACACAGACGAGAGAAGAAGTATTGATATCCTTATGACCAAGATGCGTTCTCTTGTAGAAGAAACACAGATAGGACTGTTACTTGTCTCACACCTGCGTCGTACCACGGCTGACAGAGGACATGAGGAAGGCAGGGAAGTATCTTTGAGCCATCTTCGTGGGTCCCAGAGCATTGCTCACCTGTCCGATGCCGTAATCGCACTGGAAAGAAATCAGCAGGCACCTGACCCTGTTGATGCCAACACAACTACGGTACGGATACTGAAAAATAGGTACACAGGTGAAACAGGTATCGCAACTTATCTATTCTACAATAGTAAAACAGGGCGGCTTGGTGAAGTTTCCAATCCATTTGAAGCGGAGGATACTGAAGATGCCGTGGGTAATTGATGTAGAAACCAACGCTCTTCTTCCAGAGGCATCGAAGGTACACTGCATAGTAGCGCAGGATTTCAACAACGGGCAGACGATGAGCTTCAAACAGGATGAATGCTTGTATCTCTTCCCCCCGTGGGCGCGGTCAGTTGACCAGTTTATTATGCATAACGGTGTATCTTTTGATGCTCCTGTACTGAACAAGTTGGTAGGCACAAAGATAAAAGTATCCGATGTTGTCGATACTCTTATCCTATCTCAGTTGTACAATCCCATTCGACCTAACGGACATTCGCTTGCCGCATGGGGTGAACGACTGGGAATGCCTAAAGGAAACCATACTGAGTTCCATGAGTTCAGTGGAGAGATGGTTCGTTACTGTAATCAGGACGTAAAGATTACGCGAAAGCTGATGCAGGAACTATCGCAGGAAGGTCAAGGCTTCTCGCCTAAGTCTGTTCGCTTGGAGCATAATATACGAGCTATCCTTGACCAGCAGGAAGAGACAGGCTTTGCTTTGGATGTTCCCTATACCACTGCTCTGATGGGCAGGCTGGAAGATGAAGCTGACCAGATAGAGAATAATCTACAAGGAATCTTTGAACCTATTGTGCATGAAAGGGTATCGGAGAAGACAGGAAAGAGATTAAAAGATAAAGTAGAAATCTTTAATCCATCTTCTCGCCAGCAGATTGCATCACGATTGATGGAGTTGGGATGGAAACCCACACAAAGAACGGAGAAGGGAAACATTATTGTAGATGAGAAGATTCTATCTGGGATAGATTTACCGGAAGCCAAGCAGATTAGTCACTACCTGTTGTTGCAGAAGAGAGTATCTCAGATACGCTCATGGCTAGAAGCCTGTGTGGATGGGCGCGTTCATGGTACAGTGATGACTTTGAAAACCATTACGTCCCGTATGGCGCACAGTTCTCCAAACATGGCGCAGATTCCTGCCAGTTATTCTCCGTATGGAACAGAGTGTCGAACTTGTTGGACTGTCAGCAGTCCCTTGACCCACTGTTTGGTAGGGACAGATGCCAGTGGGCTGGAGCTAAGAGCATTGGCTCACTATATCAATGACCCTGACTTCACTAAGGAAGTGATTGAAGGTGACATCCATAGCGCCAATCAGAGGATGGCAGGGTTGCCTACTCGTGACCTAGCCAAGACGTTTATCTATGCCTTCCTCTATGGAGCGGGTGCATCTAAGATAGGCAAGATAGTCCAAGGTAATGCAGAGACAGGACAGCAACTGATAGACAGATTTCTGGACAACGTTCCTAATCTACGACGTATCAGAAGTCAAGTACAGGAGGCTGGTGAGCAGGGAAAGATTAAAGGGCTGGATGGTAGGCTGTTGATGGTAAGAAGCCCACACGCCTCTCTGAACCTGCTTATACAGGGTGCTGGAGCCATTATCTGCAAAGTATGGCTGGTATGTCTCATGAAGAAGATATATCGCTGTGGTGTGGATGCCAAGCTGGTTGCATCTATTCACGATGAGTACCAGTTTGAGGTACATAAGAATGATGCTGCTGAGTTTGGTAAGCTAACCAATGAAGCAATAAAGGAGGCCCAAGATATACTACAACTTAACTGTCCACTTGACAGTGAATTCAAAGTAGGTGAGACATGGGCGCAAACACATTGATTGAGATACGTTCCTGTACTTCTTCTTATGGCACCCAGATATACTTCTCTAAGGGGAAGTTCGATAGCTGGTGTGTTTATCTGAAGAAGAACGGGAACGCACAAGCACCTCATGACAAATCCTACTTTAAAGCATTGAAAGAATTAGCTGCCAAGTATGGAGAAGATGTAATTTATGATAAGTTTGTGCAGATATATGAGAAGACATCTGTCAAATGCTATGCAAATGTAGTAAATTACATTGAAGATTTATCTCTAGACCTAGAAGAGGAGGATAGGGAACTATTCTGGAATACACTGACCACTCTATACTTTGCTATGGTTGCTGAAGAGAACAAGAAGTTTACCAAGTTGGGAAAGAGAATCAAACGACTGGGGATTCATCAGATTCTTCAAGAGGATTTGAATATCTCTGAAGCAGCACAGTATAGTAAGGGTATGAAGTGGCGGCAGATACATGATGAGTGTGTTGAACGTGGTTTTTGAAAAAGTTCTTGACATAGCTTTAGGAGTATGTCATAATTCGTTTTTACTGAATAGAAATGAAAGGAGCCAACAACATGGCTGTAATTAGCGGAACTGTATACTGGAATAAAACTGTTGTACCAGAGCGTTTTATGGGCAACCAAAATGAGTCTTTAAAGTGGAGTATAGATATCGGTAATCTTGATGACAAGGCAGTTAAAGTGCTGCAAGCTCTCGGTCTTGAACACAAGGTAAAAAACAAGGCTGAAGGAACAGGAACTAAAGGAGCTGACCCTTCAGATGTTCGCGGAGATTTTGTAACTTTTTCTACGAAGGTAGAAAGAGAAGATGGAACTCCTAATAAAGCACCTCGTTTTATTGATGCGAATAAAAATGAATTACATCCTGATTCAAATGGGTGGTTAGGTAATGGTTCACAAGTAAATGTTGCGTTTGACCCTTGGCCTAGTAAGCATGGTGGAAAGAATATGACTATGAAAACTATCCAAGTTATAGAGCGTAAGGAATTTACACCTGCCGCTGACGATGAGTTGGATGTAGTACCCGGTGGTTTCGTCAACGACGACGAAATCCCATTCCCCTCTAACTAGCTGGGTAAGGGGGCTGGCCTTACCTGTGTCAGCCCCCATTTCTCATGAAAGAAATATACACTCTTATCGATGATATCTATAAGTTATTTATTGATAAACCTCGAACAAAAAAACCAACCAAAGCTGTTCAGAAAGCTGCTGAAGAGTTCGCTCAGAAAGTCAAGCAGCATGTCTTGGATAGAGTATATGATGAAAGGAATCAGGAAAGAAAGACCAACCTTCGCTTGTCACAAGTAGGCAGACCTGCTCGCCAACTGTGGTATAATATTAAAGGTTATGGACAATCAGTAGACCCTTCTGGACCCACACAGATTAAGTTTCTTTATGGGAATATCCTAGAAGAATTACTTTTGTTTTTAACCACGATGGCAGGACACAAAGTTGAAGAAGAACAAAAGAAAGTAACTCTTAATGGTGTTACAGGTCACAAGGATTGTCGCATTGATGGAGTGACAGTGGACATCAAGAGTGCTTCCGCTCATGCCTTCAGAAAATTTGAGAATGGAAGTCTGGCATCGGATGACCCCTTTGGATATATAGGTCAACTCTCTGCCTACGCTCAAGCGGAAGGAGATGACGAAGCAGCATTCTTTGTTATCGACAAGCAGCGAGGCACACTAGCATTAACTTTTCTCCATGACATAGAAATGGAAAATGCTTCTCAAAAGATAACTGACATTAGAAGTTATCTGAAATCTGATGACCCACCTCCTCGTTGTTATCCTGATGTACCCGAAGGCACTTCAGGAAACCGTAAGCTTGCTATTGGGTGTGTCTTCTGTCCTTATAAAACGGGATGCTGGCATGATGCTAATGGTGGAGCAGGGCTTCGTACCTTTCAGTATGCTAATGGCCCACGGTTTCTAACTTACGTAGCAAGAGAACCTAATGTTCCTGAAATATGAAAACTCAAAGTGCAAAGAGTAAAGGAAGGAGGCTGCAACAATGGTTCAGAGGGCTGTTAATAACGACCCTCCACATAGACGAAGCTGACTTGGAAAGCAGAAGTATGGGAGCAGGTGGTGAGGATATCATGATGGCGAAAGCCGCTCGTCACTTGTTCCCTTACTCTGTCGAGTGTAAGAACCAAGAGAAACTTAATGTATGGTCTGCATATGAGCAGGCAGAAACTAACGCTGGAAAGTTTGAACCTCTGGTAGTGATAAAGAAGAACCGAAGGAACCCGTTAGTTGTTATAGATGCAGAATACTTTGTTAATTTACACAGAGCACATGAATAAATTAAAATTAGATTTGTTAAATATCTTGCAGGAATATCAGTATAAAGATTCTCCTGAACGCTCTCTCTTTTTGGCTGTTATCCTTCAGGCACTGCTAGATGCAACCAAACCTATGCGTAGCGACGAGTCCTCACAGGCTATCAATTACAGAGAACGAGCTATCAGTTGGTTTGCTGCATCTATCGGAGTGACGTCAACAAACTTCATAGAGGTATGTGACATGGCAAATCTTGATTCTGTGTATGTACGAAACTTTGCCTACAAGGTTATTCATTCCAAAGAGAAAACTTTTATTCGACATAGAATTAACCAAGTGCTACAAACAGATAGGATGTAGGAGAATATGGGAAAAGGAAAAGCTACACAAGAACAGGTAGGAGGTGTCCACTACAAGGAATGTAAAATACAACCTACTGAATACATCATGGCTAACAAACTGAATTTTTGTGAAGGCAATGTTATCAAGTATGTCACAAGACATCGTGTTAAAGGCGAAGGGTTAAATGATTTGTTAAAGGCCCGACATTATATTGACCTGTGTATAGAGCTAGAGTATGGGGGAGAGAATGTTTAAATCGAGTAGGAATCCACAGTTTCGTTCAAAGTTTTCAGAAGATATATTTTATACAAAATATTCTCATGAAGGTGCAGAAACTTTTCATGAGTTAGCTTGCACGTTAGTTAATGATGTGTGTAGAGAAACCATGAGTAAGGATGAAAAGGAAGCGTTGATTGACCATATTTCTAATCTCCGATTCATTCCCGGTGGACGCTACCTATATTATGCAGGCAGAGAAAAGAAGTTCTTTAACAATTGCTATCTATTGAAAGCAGAAGAAGATACGAGAGAAGACTGGGCTAATCTTAGTTGGAAATCAGAGAGCTGTTTAATGACGGGCGGAGGTATTGGAATAGATTATTCTGTCTACCGCTCTGAAGGACAGAGCCTAAAGGGAACAGGGGGAATTGCATCTGGTCCTATACCTAAGATGATGATGATTAATGAGATAGGACGGCGTGTGATGCAGGGCGGCTCACGTAGGTCAGCTATCTATGCATCTCTTAACTGGAAACATCCTGATGCAGAGAAGTTTCTTACTATCAAAAACTGGAATGATATGCCTGTAGGAAATACAGGTCAGACATTATTTGATGTGAAGCAGGCTGATTTTGATTTTCCTGCTCCTCTGGATATGACCAATATCTCTTTGAACTATGACACTGCGTGGTTGCTTGAATACTGGAAGACAAATGAGGTAGGTGATATCTTTTTACAGAATGTACGACAAGCTTTATCAACAGCAGAACCGGGATTTTCTTTTAACTTCTTTGAACAGGAAAACGAAACATTAAGAAATGCCTGTACCGAAGTTACTTCCGAAGATGATTCAGATGTGTGTAATCTAGGAAGCCTGAACTTTGCTCGTATCGGTGACATTAACCAATTGAGAGAGGTCGTAGACCTAGCAACCAAGTTTCTTATCTGTGGCACACTCAGGGCAGACCTTCCTTATGATAGGATAGTAATAGTACGTACTAAGAACAGACGCTTGGGTCTAGGTCTTATGGGCTTGCATGAATGGTTGCTTCAGCGTGGACTGAAATATGACACCACTCCTGAGCTGCATAGATGGTTAAAGGTATATGAAGCACAGTCAGATAAGACTGCAGCAGAGTTTTCTAAGTTTAATGCTATCTCTTGCCCAGTAGGCGTGCGTGCTATAGCTCCTACAGGAACGATAGGCATTCTAGGAGGAACCTCCACAGGCATTGAACCTATCTTTGCAGTAGCCTACAAGAGAAGGTATATGAAGAACCGTCGCTGGCATTATCAGTATGTCGTTGATAGTACAGCACAGGAGATGATAGAAGTTTATGGTACATCGCCAGATAAAATTGAATCGGCATTAGACCTTGCACCTGATTATGAAAGACGAATGAAGTTTCAGGCTAATGTGCAGGAATATGTAGACATGT